TCAATCCAAATATAGTTAGTTGTACCCACCGCGGCTGCGTTATTGATGAAAGTACCTGCCGTATCAGTCATCATCTTGCACGTCCCGAAAGCAGAAACATTTACTCCAACAATCGAATCCCCGGCCACGAAATCATACGGGAACGGGTTTTTAACCGTTTTCACCGTAGTAGATGTATCATAGGTTATCCTGTAGAGACCCTTGTTCAACCCATTCCGTGCGAAAACCGTAGCATTATAGGCAACCGGTGTATGATCCAATGCAGAACAAGTGAATGCAAGACCATCCCCATTATCCGTTGCAATCGCATCCACACCAATAGCAGTGCCATAAGACGTGGTAAAGATTCGCCCCTTGAGAACAACTTCCGGGCTTAATACCGCAACCTGCACCATTGCCGCCGGGTCGCCTTTAGACCACATCCCCTCATGACTGACGTAACTACGGGATGCCTGCGTGGCTTGAGTAACTACACTCGTAATGCTTTCTGCTTTATAGGTAGAATTGAAAACAGGCGTCATGGCATCCGTTCCAACAACTACTCCAAAAGGAACCTGATCGACGGTTGTATCACCAGCACCCGCAGGATTCCATGCCTTAACACCTGAACAAGATGCTATCGCACCCGCAACAACCAACTGCCCATTATAAACCGTAGTAGCGCCTGCTGTNGTATCAACAGGAACCCAAAGAGGCTTATGAGGACTATATACTACTTCAAATCCAGCCATATTTTATCTCCTTTCAAAAGTTAAGGCAGATTAGTACATCCACAAAAAGGACACCCGGCAACGGAATATGACTTCCGTGGAGTGTAATAATCTGTTTCAGGCGTGCCACTGGGTTTAAGGAATATTAGCGGTAGATCGGCGCCAGTATCCAAACTTATCATTGTAGGTGGATCTGAATAAGCATAAGCGTCTTCAATAATTATTCCTGATCCACTTGATGCTTTCAATCTATCAAGATTTATCGTAAACCCGCAATTCCAGCACTTTATCCATTTGCCTGAATCTTCAAACGAACCCGGTACTCTTTCAGACCGTTTATGACGCGGTGTTTTGCTTCTCATGGTCTGTATGTATCGGCTATTTCCCATTTACTCTTTCTTTCTTAACACATTCTGGACATAATCGTCGTCCATTTGCATTGCCCTTGCGAATTTTGATGCTACGTCATCAAGTTTAACAGTAGGCCCGGAAGTCTCTGCTTGCCTTGTTGATGTAGTAACGCCGGTCGGTGCATTCGCGCCCCCTCTGACATTCGGTGCAGAAGTCTTGAATTTCCCTTCCATGACTTTCGCTCTCGCTTTCCAGTAGTTCGCAATAGCATCAGCTTTCGCGTCCTTTCTGTTAGACCAGGTAGGATACTCGGCAACATTGGTAAGCAGTTCTTCCTCTATAAGAGCATGGTTAGCGGCGTCTTCACGATAAAGCCCTTTAACGGTTCTTATATAGTCGTTCTCATACTTCTGCCTTGCCTTTTGTGCTTCGAGGCCTTCCCTTTGCTGTAGCTCACGAAGTTCACGGACGGTCAAGAGTCTATCTGGGTCTTCTTCCTCTGGATTCGCCGGTGCTTGCCTTATCTCCGCCAAATTTTCAAGCATGGCTTCAATTCTATCAAGCCGACTCATACTCTGTTTTATTGCCCCAAATTCCTCTTCAAACTTTGCTACTCTCCGTCCAAGTTTTGAACGCTCTTTCTGCTCAATCTGTTCAGGGGTATCACCAACGCTCGCTGCTTCAGAATCAACAAACGAGGATTCGTTGCTTGCCTCTTCCACAGAGGGAGCATCACTCACCAAGGTTTGTTCCAGTTCTTCCGCCATTTTCTAAAACCTCCTTTATTTTGTTTCGTTCTCGTATTGTTCAACACCTTTTGCATATACCGCTACTCGTTCAGACCATGTACCAATGATTCTCGTAAGCTCGCGATATACTCCCTTTTCCCATTCTTTTGTATCTTCCGCAATCATTCTTTCAAAATACTCATTGTGTATATGAATAATATCTTTCAATAACTGTTGTCCAATCGGTGTTCTGATTGCAGTCATAAAGTCAATGCTGTTTTCAAAGACCTTTAAGGTATTAACGCCCCTTTTTCTGATCTTATTCACATATTCGCTTATCTGTTCGTCATTACTTATCTTTATCATATCATCCCCGGATTTGCGCTATTTCTTGCTTCCATTTCGCCAGATGACATTTCATTTCCGCTTTGATTAGACGTTGGTGTTGACATATCGGAAACCTGCTGGTTGCCCGGCCCTGCTCCTTGCTGCGGCTTTGCCTTTGCGAGGTTCTCAAGCATCCCACCAACATTCTGATATTCGGCTCCCATAAGCTTTGTTACTTCACTTATCATATAAGTGAGAATGGGCACTATCGCTGGTATAACCGCAGCCATGCCGGACAGTCTCCCTATTAGCTGGTCGTATAACTGTATCTTCCTGTATTTTGAGTTCTCCTGCTCGATGTTAGAAGTTACCGGCTGATAATTATAATCAGCTTCTGGGCTGAAATAAGGGGCAAGCTCGCCAAGAATATTCATTGCCGTTACGGGGTGCATGAACTGATACCCCATTTGAAGCATCTGCCAGTAGAACTCTGACAGGAATGTATATTCAAACGTAAGAGATTTATAAGAGCTTCTTAAATTGGTTTTCTCCGCCGCACCCGCTACCGCTGTAGCTGTAGTTGAAGTCCTGCCCGGCAAGTCGCCCATTGTAGTTGGGTAGATCGCTTCCAACTGTTGTAAGCTGTTTCTTGCGATAGCAACGATATTCATCGCAGGATCGATATTTCCGTCTATCTTGAACTCGGCAAGGTCGTTTATGTTCTCAACAACCATAGCGTGTTCAGGTTCAAAGTATAGCGAATCATTATCTTCCCACGTCATTCTATTTACTTTAAGCGTTGGCATCATGGACAATTTTGAACGGTCGATGCCCATGTTTATCATATCATTTATGAGTGATTGAAGCTCGCGTCCATATTTACCGTCCGAGATGCCAACGTCCTTTGTAGGGTGTATGTAACACAACGCCCTTATTATTGGTCTATAGGGCTTCCCAACCGAGCTTATAAATGGAGTCGGCTGATGCCTTATAATTACTTTTTTCTCACCAGAATAAGCTATAGTTACAATAGCCTCTACCAATTCAGCGTTTGACTTTACCTTTCCGGTATCAGTATAGCCATAGTCTATTCTTGTCGGATTGCCAAACTCGTCGGTTTCTTTTACCACTGCCCATATCCTTCTGAAGAACTCCACTATGTCATACATCTTTGACATCGGCATTGCCTTTGGTTCATTCGCCTTTTCGTCGGTATCTCTTGCAGTATCTGTTATTTCGTCAGTCGGGTCAGCTTTAAGAAGGTCAAGATTGATGTAACCATTGACGACTTCAAGGGCTTTTAATTCGTCGTATGACATTTCAGACCGAACCGCCACCCATTCCTTGTCTTGTACTGAATAAACATATTTATTGTCAGTAAAGACGTTCCGGGGGTCAACTACTTCATAATCAAATCTATCAACAACAGGAATCTGATCTTCTACAGGAGTATCAACAAGTTCCTGAACTGGATAACCTTCCTCGTCAACACTTGTTACCATTGGTCGTTTTTCAGTTCTGGTAATCGATCTTAATTCCTGTTTCCATGAACAAACTACATAGGCACTGCCTCTTATAGAGTTAAGGCTTCTTGCACGAACGTATTTCTGATAATGATACAAGCTCTTAACATTAAGCATCGAGTTGAGATATTCCTTGGCAGCCTGCGCCATGAGTTTATCATTCGGCGTTTTCCCACTTAAATAGACTTCCACAAAGTCTCTCGAAGGGAAATATTGCTGAACCCATTGTGCAGCTTCCGTTAAATGAATAGACGCATATTCAGGAAGAGATACGTTTGCCTGCCATTCATAATCTTTATCAATACGCTTGTTTTCAAGCATATCAATAGTAGAAGAGAAATCAGCATCATCTGGTTCTTGATTAACTCTGGCGGTCTTGTATTGGTCATACAAGTAGTTGGTAAGATATTCTTCTGATTTATTAAGGTCTTTCTTTTTCATTTCGACCTCACTTTACCTTAAAATACACAGGTGTTAGTTGTTTCTTTAACACTGAATTACAATATTTACAATATATTTTTTTTTCCGACTTATCAAGTGGAACTATCACTTCAAATATTTTACTGCATTTCTCACAAACATAATTATACATCGGCATATTCTACCTCCTGGCTGCGTATCGTTTAGGTTGTGGCGAAGAAGAATCGTAAGAACCAAAGTGCGCCTTAGTTACAACCGGAGATTTCAAAAGACATTCCAAAGCCAATGGAAAATGACTGAACTTCATCATAGGCCTTTCCTTTGGGTCATTCTTCATTTCACTTTCCCTTGAACCCCATTCATCATATCTCCAATTCTTCATACTTTCGATTGTATTTTTACAGTTATCTGTAACCCAGATAGTAGGCAAGTATCTGGCTGCACCATCTATTACTACTTTGTTATTAAATGGTTTCCCGACTCGCACAGAATTAAGTATGCGTTTAGTCATCTCTTCGCGGCCTCGCGTACCATGAGTTTCCCATGACTGCCAATGAGCGCCAGAACCTATATTTCTGTTTTTGAAATCCTTAAAGTATCGGTTTAAGTCATCTATCGTTGATAGATTGGTAGAGTTCTGTTTTTTTGCTGCATTTGGGTCGATCAAATCAAGCGCATATTTATAATCAAGGCTTTGAAGCGCGATATTATGAGCTATGTCGTAAGTTACGTTATTGGTTTTTGCAGAGTAATCTTCCCAAACAAATATCTCATCAGTAGGGGAAATAGCTATCCAGACTATAGCCCAGGGATTAGATTCGTGATGGTCAAGCCCGCGAGCGAATTTCCAATTTAACGGTATCCCATCGGGGAAATAATGCGCTGACCGCACAACATGGACAGAAGGAGTAAATGACTTATAAACCTTGCCTGATAACTGCCTAAAAAGACCATATCTTCTGGCATCAACCACATCTTCATCATCGAACATGGCAAACATGGAATCAATATACTCTTTAGATGTTATCTCTTTCCCTGTGACTTTGGACTTATGTTGGGCAAGTTCTTCGTAAATAGGGTTGTCATCTGTGGCCGCCATGATGATACATATATCATCCGATGAATCAGTTATCTCTACTTCTGGAAGGTCATCGCCAAAGCGTTTTTTTATTCTATCTCTTACCGCTTCGGTTCTGTAAATTATTCTCGCACGCTCATAAAGGTCATCATACTCCCATCCTATCGAACCGGGTACAGGAGTAAATGTAAACATAATATCCCCATCTGTAGCAAGCAATCGTGGAACTTGCTCTTCAAACATATCCTTCCCCGGTTCTTCATCAAACCATGCGCTCGCCCTCTGCGTTCCTGCTGTAGCTTGTGTATCCTGCGAATATGATATAAACTCTATATTTACGTTATCACCATGAGGACAGCGGACAGTTAAGACGGGCCTTCTTATTGTGATATCTTTTTCTACAAGATTTAACGGGAACCTTCTTTTGAAAGCTGGATACTGCGTGTTCTTTACTTCTGCTTCGGATGCTTCAGATGGGAGTGATTGTGATGCAAATCTAAAAGTCCTTATACCTGAATCTTCTTTCATGTTCTTATACTTGTTCGGGTGCATACCAAGAACACGAAAGACATAATCCATAGCCAGAGTATCTGTGTTATGGTGAACCAACCCCGCGGCGAAGTAATTATGATAATCTGGAACTGTAAAATCATAAACTTCCTGGTCTTGAATAGGTTCAATGTTTGTAATATGACTATTGAATAGCTTCGGATTTGCACCTGATATCGGCGATAGAATATCTAAAACAGAAACGTAATCCCCGGAAGTTGACAAAATCCGGTGATGGTCGGCAGCTTCTACCCAACGACCATCAGACATTGTAATCCTATAACACTTGTGGATACCTTCTTTTTTGAATGGAGCTTCTGCGGGCGCGATTACTTTTTCATTGCCAACCCACGCATATACTTCAAAAGGCTTTCCTGCTTGGTACAAATCCGAAACAGTTTTTTCACCTTGTGGCGTTTCCACAAAGCTATTCTTTGTTAAACATTTACCCGCCTGATTGCCAGTAAAAAGACAAGTGATTCTACATGGACTGTTCAAAACCCATTCCAACACTTTAGTCGGCTTGAATGAGAGNACGCCTGCCCAATTTTCAACACCTGTTAAGTCAGCCACGATAAAAATAAAAGGATTAAACTGCAAAAATTTGCCGTATAAGTTGGCATCGTAACAATTATAGGCATAGAAGGCATCCTAACAACCGAAGCAACCGTAGGCGCAACAAGNGTTTCTCCTAACCCCCAGGAACAAAAGTAATTAGCTATCTGTGNTGAAGTTCCAGAAGGTCTAATCCACCATGNAGCATAAGGAATATAATTCATTATACTTTACCTTTCATAACTTCAATAAGTTTCCTGAACTTTGATAATTGATCCCATTCAAGGTCGGGATGTTTTTCAAGTTCTTTGGTATGGTGATCAAGCGCAACTCTTCGCAACTCCTGATCCAATTCATGTCCATCGGCGAATGTCTCACCCAATCCAAGCCTTTTGTAAACAGAGGAAATTGCGAAATCTATAGAACCGGCTTGGATGCCCTGTTTAGAAAGCCAAATGATTTGCTTTCCAACAGTTCTTTCCCCTTTATTAGAATATTTCTCTAATAACTTTTCAAAATCCATTACACCAACCTCGTTCTTATGGTAGTAACTGAATCATCCGTAACTGTCCCTGATAAAAGAGGATTACCGGCGTCATCTTTTAGTGATACTGCGCCTGTTGAATTAGTTATCTCCATACGGTTCCGGTTTATATCCTCTATGAGGTCAACAACTACTTGTACTGCTGCAAGAGATGTGGCAGTAGCAAGCACGTCATTGTTTGCGTCCAGAGTCCCTATGGCATACCTGTCGTATCCAGTAAGCGCTGAAGTCCCATCGCATAGAATACTATACTCAAGCGACGAACTATATGCGACGAAATCATATTTGTAGAATCCATCCCCAACCTCGGACATTGCTCCTGCTGTAATGACAAGAGCCCCTGTATCGATTCTTCTTATATTCACTGTTGGGGAAAGCCCTGTTTCCGGTGTACCTGATGCGGAAAAAAATGCTGTGATTATCATGATGAATACTCCTTAATGGTCTATGTAAGTGTAATTATTCGTAGCTACTACGGCATATACTACCGCCAGGGCTCCTTTCATATCAGAGCGTCCCCAACAATCCTTTTAGCTTCCGCTCGGTATGCCTGATACTCCACATACTCTGTCATTCCGGGAGTAGCCATCTCATTGTTTATCATGGCAAGCTCTGCGGATTTGCTGTACCTGTCTGCAATGACTGCATCAATCAGCTTGTCGCGATTGGAGTCACCCTCGAAAACAATGTAGTCGTAGTCATAACTCTTCCTCGTTGCACCGTCCATGTCCTGTTTCTCAACTGGCACAACGTTAAAACAAAACTGCGTCTTGCTGTTCCGCTTCTGAAATTGAGCCGGGTACGTATCTGAATTTCCTTTCATTGATAGACCTCCTTCTTAATTACAAGATATTTTCTCATCAAGCTCATTGAATTTGCATGAAATAGCCATCCAATATAGCTCATGAGTGAACAAATAATCTCCCATTCCTTTACGGGGGATACTATGGAATACAATTTCATTGCTTCTTTCTTAAACCTGGAAGATATGCTTTTCCTGACAAGAGTAAATCCATGACCAAATCTATAGCCTAAAAAATCAACAGGACGCACATCTACCGGAAAAATCTGATAATTATTTTTCATAAACACGTTGAGTATATTTTGCAGGTATTCATTTATTTGCGATAAAATACCGCGCAGGGAAACTTTACTCACATGGAGAATAACGATATCATCACAATACCGAAAGTAATTCTTTACGCGCAAAACTTCTTTTACGTAATGGTCAAGGCCAGATAGATAAACATTGCCAAGATATTGAGAAAGATAATTTCCAATAGGTATCCCGGAAGTTGAATCTATAATCTCATCAAGAAGCCATAATGTGTTTTCACATTTGATTTTCTGCCTAATAATAGTTTTCAGTATATCATGATCAACGGAAGGATAAAATTTCCGAACATCCATTTTAAGGCAATATTGAGTGTTATTTATATCCTTCATACTGTCCTTTACTCGCTTAACCCCATCATGAATGCCTCTGCCTTTGATTGAAGAAAATGTATTTCGAATAAGTGTTTTCTTCCAAATTGGTTCAAGCACCTGCATGATACAGTGATGAATAATTCGATCAGGGAAATAAGGTAGTTTAAATATTTCTCTTTCTTTCCCTCCAAAATTTCTTTTGAATACGACATACTTTGAGTTTTTAAATGACTTATCCATAAGCATGGCATGAATTTTTAAAACATAGTTTTCAACATCTGCATCTACCATCTGCACTTCCTTGTAAAAGGTTTTTCCTTTTCTTGCGTTTTTGTGTGCAAGGCGAATATTATCCAAATCGTAGATTTTTTCAAACAAATTGCCGTATCTTTTCATGATAATCCTTTGGTTTTAGGTTAGTCTCCGAGCATTCAGTTTCCTTACCAGCACGTAATGAGACAATTTTCTTTTTTCACCAAGAGGTGCGGAATATAAGCTGTAGAAAAATAAACATCTGCCTAAAAATAGCTGCGTACCGATATTCCGATTAAGATTACCTGAAGCATTATTCAGATTCAAGTACGTGGCTCCATCATTCACTCCATTATTAGCATTGCTGCCTGATAAAGTAACGTGCCACTATCAGCAAGACAGCTTATATCCTTGAAAATCCTTTCTTCCACTTTATTTTCTGAAAACCAGCCGCGCACCGACATACCGACCAA